CAGCAGAATATGCTCCGTTCTGCAAGGCTAGATCTCGGATGTTCTGGAGGTCCCTGACGTGTCTTTTGTAATTCACGCCGTATTTCTCATCAAGCTCGTCTCGATATGCTTTGATCGCGGCGCATACATGCGGACAGATGTTTGGGTTCGTTAATTCGTAAGCCCTTGTATGTGCAGATGACGCAGGATATCCAGCATTGATAGCCGCTTCCCTCAAAGTAATCTGTCCATCTTGGGACACGAGTTCTTTCACAAATAATTCCTGACGACGTGTCAGTGGCCTTGTTCCAGCAGGATGCTTGGGCGGGTACTTCTTCTTTTTTCGAGGCTTAGGAGCCGTCTCTAATTCAGTCTTAGGCATAGTTATTTGGTATGTGAATATATGCGATTTATCTTGAATAAAGCAATAGTTAAACACGATACGAAATTTTACACAAATGTTTGTGAAAAACATGGCCTTTACGTCCCGCTCTAGGGCCGCGTCCCTCGGCGCTTGGATCGTGGCTCGTGCTCGGTTGACCGTGACCAACTGACCCGATATTCGGGGGACCCTAGGCAATGCTCGACGGACCGCGAACCGCGGACCTCGGACCGCGAACCGCGGACCACGCCGCACGGATCGCGGGGCGGGTTACCCCTACCCCAACCCGAGAAAAACGCCTGACGGGCCTTAGAACGCGTTTAACGGTACGTTTTAGACGGACCACGGGAGGCGGGGCGCGGCTTGATTAACTACGGGGAACGGGAACAAACGAGGGGGAGCGGCTGAAGCCAAAACGGCAGCGGGTTTTACGGGGGCAGCGGGTAAAAAAAGGCCCGCCAATTGGGCGGGCCGGATTGGTGGAACGGGTAGCGCTTAGAATTCGAACCCCGTCACGAGCACGGTGCCGCGGGGAACGTAAACGACCGCGGATATATCATCCCACGCCTCTAGGGCGTAGCGCTTCGAGGCGGGGCAATATTCGCCCCGAGTGAACACGCGCTTAGAATCGACTTTGCGCTTCACAAACTCCCCGCGTTTGATGTTTTCCACGTTGCTATACATACACACAAAAAAATCAGAATTAATCGTCATTTTTTTAATCTCCCAAAAAATCCCTAACGATGCCATACCCGAGAATGAGCAGGCCGAAATAGTAAACGCCGATAACGATCAACGCGCCGCCGCTCATGATTCACCCTCGGTCAATCGGTCCGCCTTAAGGATCAACTCGGGCCAAGCTTTGGCGAGCGTTTTGATATTCCAAGAATCCGCATTCTTGAGCGCTTGAGATAAACCATCCGCAAAACTACCGCCCATTGACAAGCCGCGAACGATTCGCAAGCGATCACGCCGCACAAGGTCGAGCGCTCGCGCTTGGTCATCCGTCATCAGATCGGCCTCGGATATTGCGGCCTCGACGTAGTCATGCGCCAAATTCCAAGTCATCATCATCGTTAAGAATGCCGCGGCTTTGGTTTCCCCTCGATACGATTCGTTTATGCGGGATTCCAAATCGGCCATACTCTCGGGAGTGTGAACAATATTGGACTTGCCTATTGGATTAATCATTTTTTATATCTCCGTGTAATTGATAAAAGCGCATAGCGCAATGCGATTATAACCACAAAAAGAATAAGACAGTCAAACAGGCAAAAAAAGGCCCGCCACTAGGGCGGGCCGGAATGCTCGAGCGGTGACGCGTCAAGCGAACACGAAGCCGGAGCGGTCACGCCGTGCGCGGCCTTTCGCTTTCAGTCCGACAATCACGTTGCGCGGGTCCAAAAATCGCAAGTCGGTATTGTCCCCGTCGATAACCCTACGCCCGAAAAAATTTTTGGGTAGCGCGTCACGGAAGACGGCCGCCGCTCGCATACCGTGAGAGAGTGCGAGCGCATTGAAGCGAGCGAATCCGTCCGCGCCGGATAACGAGAATGTGAGGTCATAATTTTTCGGGAGATTGTGGCGGTTTTTTGCGTCTTTCGTGTAATCGTAAAATTGCACAGTAGGGAACGCCTCGAAAATGTTCGCATACTCTACACCGTCGAGAGTGAACGCCTCGCGCTCCCACGGAATATCTGACGTGCCATTGAGCCGAACCGTTGGGGTTAATCCCTCGCGCCCCGCCTTGCGAATGAGCGCCTCGATATCTAGCCAAAGATTGCGGAAAAATTCGGCCCGCTCGGTTAGAAAGTATCGCGTCTTTTTGATTCGGGCCGCTTGCGTTGAATTGAAACCACCGCGCCCCGCGGTATCGAGACAGCCCGCTTCACACTTTGCGACTTTAGCGAACGGGCAAAGATTAGGGCCGCCCGCTTTGGTTGACGGTGACAGATACAGAATCCCCGTTAGGTATCCGGCCTTTTGACCTTTAACCGTCTTCGAATCCGCGCTGACTGATAAAAGCTTTTTTCGCATGGTTTAAAACTCCCGTGTAGTTGACATTTTCCCATAAAGGAAACGCGAGCATAGCACATAAAAGAAAAACAAAACAAGCGGGCAAAAAAAAGCCCGCCACTAGGGCGGGCGGGTACTACACGGAAAACGTTACGCGGCCATTGCTACGCGGTTCCAATCCCCGCGGCTTAAGTTTAAAACTTGACCGCCTCGAGATTGCCACAGGTCAACGTCATCAGCATGCGCGGAATTTGCGACATTCGTAACGGCGTTGATCAGCGTCGCACGGGTAACGGGTGAGCCGGATTCGTACCCCGCCTGACCGATAGTGTTCAGCAATCCGTCGAGCACATTCGCGGTTTCCTTTTTTGTCAGCTGTAAGACTTTGCCCAAATTCTGAACGGCCTGCGAGGTTTCGCCTTGGATAACGTCATCATTGGCGCGGCGCATAGACTCGAGCACTTCATCGAAACTCGAGCGGCTTGAATACGATGCGACCAAGTCACGCACTTTTAATTCGAGCGCTTTATTGTCAGCGTCTTTCGCCTCAGTGGTTAGCAATCCCCACTCTGCGGAATCTCGAGCGCTGGTGATATGTGACGAGCGGCTAATGTTTTGAGTTTGCATGCCGTTCAAACAAGCCAGCGTCCAGAACATTTGGAAAACTGCAATCGACCCGTGACCAGTCTCGGAATTTTTGAGGCCGATACCGTTCGCCATGATGTCATTCAAATTCGCACCTTCGCCAGTCTGAATGGATGACTTCAAGCGAATGTACATACTGCGCTCGGTTACGTCCCCGCTGACCACCTGCCATTGCGCGTCGGATTCCATCAGCTGAGGGATCGTCGCATTCAGTAGGTGAGCATTATCGAAGGTCTTAAATTTGTCACTAACGAACGCACGTAGTTTGCCGTTCGATCCTACAACTTTTCGCTCAGGATCGATGTCGGTATACGCGTGAGTCCTAAGCATTCGAGTGTTTGGATTTTTACGCCATAGCGCATTGATGACCGCATCAAACTCTGAGGGCACGTCATCCTGTAACCGTCGGGCCGTGCGAACGTCGATCCCCGCGTTCGCGGATATCTGACCGAACGCCACTTCGTTGATATCAAAAATCTGAGTGGGTACGCCGCCCGATGCCTCCATCACAACGAACGGTAGACCATCGTCAGTGGTAGCTTTTTGGAGGTCATGAGTAGGTGCCAAATAATCGTTGGCTCGGTTCGCTTGATCCTGAACTTTGCGGATTAAGTTTGAAAGTGTGTTTTTGCTATTTTCGATTGAATGCATTGTTTAAATCTCCGTGTAATGAGGGCCTATCCCGTGACCCGAAAAGATAAGGGATATTGAGAATATCGCATACTACTCAAAATAACGCAACCCCCCTCATTTTCGGGGTCGATACGAGTTAAGCTTCTTTGCCTCATCAACGGCCTCTTTACCGTATAGAAGTCTGGATATCCATTCAAAGATAAAAAACATTATCTGATCCCCCTAATCGCCTTCGCCTGATCCTCGAATAGATTCCCGCCGCCGTCGGACTGAGGGAATACCGTTACGACCATGCTAGAAGTTATCGCATCCTCAGTATCACAAAGTAGTTTCAAGATCGTTCTGTCTTTCACCCCTAGCACCTGAGAGTGCAATAAAAAATCATACGTCTCACGAACTTCTTTTTGCGCTTGCTTCAGCACCTTCAATCTATCAGCCATTGTTTTCCCCCGCGTTCGCTAAAAGTTTTTTGATCCAATCAATCGTCAGGTACAAGTCTTTAGCCGTCGCTTCACGCCCCGCTTCGTTGTGATCATCAGCCAACATTTTCAGATAGGACAGATTGATTCCATTGTGTTCGGTCATTTGTTTTCTCCGGTTGTTTGAAAGAACCCTAATGTTAGGGCCTTGTATACGTTTTTGTCAACTATGAAACGCACTCAATAAAAGAGCGTTTATTTATATATATCTAGAAAATAAAAAAAAATAAAAAAAAACTTTGACCCCCCTTAACGCAAAAATGAATTTAAGCGTTGTTACATTGTTAAAAACACCGTGTAACCCAAATGTGTAACCACCAAACCCTTATAGAATAAGGGCTGTAGGTCAAAGTTACACAATTACACCGATTACGCCCCAAAAAAACTTTTTTTTAAAAAATATTTTCTCAGCCATATATATAAAAACGACACAAAAAAAGAGGGGGCCGTAGCCCCCTTGGTTAAAATGCTCCGACACCGTTGTAGGTGCCCTTCTTTTCAAGGGCCTCGCGATAGCTGTCGGTCTCATCGAAAGACTCCCAGAAATCAATCACCGGAATGTCGTGGCCTCGACTCACAAGCTCATCCCGATAATTCCTTGCAAAGACCTCATTCATGTGGGCCTTGGTGTGGCCTATACATGAGGTGGTGGCAAGAGCATTTGCCATCCAGTCAAAGAGCTCCTCATCGGTCGCACTGCGGATTTGATTTGGTTGCATAACACCTCCCAAAAAAAAAGAAAAAGAAAAAATTTTTAAAGAGCGAAGGTTTGGGGCAAATTCCCAAACCAGAACCGACAGTATACTAAATGTATAAGACTATGTCAACTATTCTTTTTTCTCTTTAATATTCAATTAGTTACGGAGGTAGTTTAGATCCGGTCTAAAAACTTATTTGGCCCGTGAGCCGTGAAGCCAGTCCAGTAGAGCGCGTTTTTCGGTTCGTTCTTTTTTGTTTTTCTCTCGGCGTTCCACGGCCTCCGGATCGATGTAGTCGATCATCGCGTCGAGCTTAGTGAATATGGACTTGTAGAGCATTTGGTTGTCGTCGCTGAGTTTGATGTTGTCTCGGGGGAGTAGGTCGCGGATGAGTTTGAGTTCGTTGCGACTGAAGTCTCGGTGGTAGTTTTTTATTTTTTGATGGTACGCCATACGTTTGTCTCCGAAATGAATTGTTGTAACTGGACTGACGTTCGCCAGTTTCCCAGAGATTTCAGTTCGTGGCAATTTTCGTGCCATTGGTGGATTCCGTCTTCGAGGTCGTGGCATTCGATGGTGAAGGTGTAGTCGATCAGGATTCTGTACATCGTTCTACCCAAGTGCAGCAGTCGGTGTATATGGCGTTGGTTTTGCTTTGGACTTGATCCATTTCGCAGTCGAAGCAGACGTAGTTGTCGGCGGGGCGGCATAGGTCGCAATTTGGTGTTGGTTTGAGCCAACTGATGTCGATTGCCTTGTAGTCTTTTGACAAGGGTTTTCCATCGTAAACGAACTTTGTCATTGGTCTTCTCGCATTTCTTCTAAAAATAATTCAGCGTCGGTGAGGTTATCGAAATCATAACTTCTGTCAACGCCATCGCTCACTTGGTATTCGATACGACCGTCGGGTAAAAAGCTATGGATGAGTATCCATTCGCTCATTTGTGTGTCCTATCGAGGCAAGACTCACAATACCAACCGCCATCGGAGCCTGTAAAGTACTCAAGGGTTTTTTCTTGGCAAGCGTCGCACTCGATGCTTTGGCACTCGGGGCATAGGTAGCCGATCTGTTTGCCATCGTCGGCGGGAACGCGGTTGACAAATAGTCCTGAACCGAATGCGGTATCTTCACCGCACTCGATACATAGGTCGCCGATGTCTTTCATGCTTCCTCCTCTACAACAGGGAGGGTATATTCGGACAACTCTAAATCGTATAAATACTCAGATGAGACATAACCTTGTTGTTCATCGTCCCGCTCCCTTAACTCTTTTATATTTTTGTTATGAAAGTTTTTTATTGCTATTTCTTCTGCTTCCGCTTCATTGTTTGCGATCACGCTTGTCGATATCCCTGTTTCAAGGTAAAGCGAAACGCAATACTGTTTTTTATCTAGGTTCATGCAACGTTCGTACAAGGCTTCGACCTGCTTAATTTCTTTTTGCATCGAGCTTTCGTCCCATTGGTCTGGGGACTCACGTTTTTTTAAGTCAATGCAATAAGTTTTGAGGCTATCGATGTGTGCCTCTAACGCAACACACAAGTGGTTATGCTCGAAAGGTGTTAGTTCTAGTTTTCTCATTTTGAATCCTCCTCTGGAAGTCTCTCGATAAAAGACTCAAGGCCGTCTAAATATTCTTGGGCCTCACCGTCACCTCCATCGTCTTTGTCTTCGTCAAAGTGTGGAGTACCACTGCTACAAAAATTGACGAAGCTCGCACCTTCCCCGACTTGATAGCTTAGGTCGCCCGCATAATTAGATAAGTAACTTACCATCTCTGAATAAACCTCTAAATCAAGTACTATTTTTCCCTCTAAATCTTTATCGTTCATTTTGAATCCTCCGTTGAAAAGAACCTAGAGTCTAATCCTAAGTATGCGATGATGTCAACTACTTTTATCGAGTTGGGTCGAATCGACGTTTTTTAGACTGAGTCTAAAATTCATGCTGCACCGCAACACAATTTAACCCACCTAAGTTGTTGATTTAATTAAGAAAAATAAGTAGTTGACTTTATCCCATATATAGTCCAGACTATAGGGTGGAAGTGGGGAATTTACTTCCAATGTTCTTTAACAATCTATACGGAAAGGAAAAACATGAGTCTATCTTTAGAAGACTTGGACGGGGACACCTTGCGTAAGCTTGGTGTTACGAAACCTCGCCAAAAGAAATTCACGGCGGAGAACGAGCGTCAATTTGCTATCAAGGCACTCAACCTACTCTCGACCTTAACACAGTCGGAGAGGGCAAGGGTCTTGAGACGTGCAACGACACTCAACAACGTTTAAGTCTGGTTCGGGGGCCGTGTGCCCCCGCCTTTTAATTTTGATTAGGAGTAGTAAATGAAAACCATCATAGGATTAGACGTAAAAAAACTTGAAAGCGCACTCGACCAAGTCATTAAGAGTGGGGAAATTGCTGACATCGAACAAGTGTGTGACCGAACTGAGTTTAGTAAACCGACCACGGGTGATGTTTACCATTGGCAAATTGTCAAGGATGGGTCGAGTTTGATCAGGTGGTACTTGATCGAGGACCACGAAGCTAATGGAACCGAGGACCGTGGTTGCCAATTCTCGTTCCGCACCCTGAAAGAGGCGAACCGTTTGGCGTTGTTCTTTGCCAAGTTGTTTCGTTACGGTTGGGGGATGACGGTCAACGTCACTCGAGAGCGACGTATCAAGAAGGGTACAGAGGTTGAGGTTACGACCTTCTTTACAGCACCATAGGACTGGGGGCTTCGGCCCCCTTTTTTAACAGGGAGAGATTATGACCGAGGAAGAGAAGAAAGAACGCAAACGAGAGTATCTGAAAAAATACTACGAGGAAAACAAAGAAAAATGGCGAGAGGTAAACAAGGAACAAAGACGAGAGTACAAAAGGAAATACTACGCGGAAAACAGAGAGAAAATAAGTACTCAAAAGAAAAAATACTATGAGGAAAACAAGGAACAAAGACGAGAGTACAACAAAAAATACTACGCGGAAAACAAAGAAAAATTGCGAAAGGAATGCAGGGAGAGAGGTTTTATATACCGAAGGGAAAACAGAGAGAAAGAATTGGCTAGAAGGAAAAAATACCGAGAGGAAAACAGAGAGAAAGTGTTAGCAGCCCATAAAAAATACTACGAGGAAAACAAAGAGAAAGAAGCGGCTAGAAAGAAAAAATACTACGAGGAAAACAAAGAGGAAAGGCTAGAGGTATGTAAGAAATACTACGAGGAAAACAAAAAGAAAGTAGCGACTAGGGGTAAAAAATACCGAAAGGAAAACAGGGAGGAAATAAGTGTTAGGGCTAGAAAATACTATGAGGAAAATAAAGAGAAAGTGTTAGCGGCTAATAAAAAATACAAAGAGGAAAACAAAGAGAAAGTAAGAAAATACCGAGAGGAAACCAAAGAAATGGCCATAGCAAGAAACGCCAAAAGACGAGCGCAAAAACTAAGAGCCACACCTGCGTGGTACGAACAAGAGCGCGATAAAGTGGCTTTAATATACGCAAAGGCACAAGAGTTAGGTTTTCATGTAGACCACATAGTCCCCTTGCAATCTAAGAAGGTATGTGGATTACATACGTGGGCTAACTTACAGTTACTTGCGCCAGAGGTAAATCTAGCTAAACGAAATAGGTACTGGCCTGATATGCCGTGACTACTCTTTATGGAACTTCAGATAGAGGTAAGCGCGTTCCGTGATCCGTGGGTCGTCTTTCAGTAGCCCTATTGCGTGATTGCATGGTCGGCACAGTAGGCCGCGTACTTTTCCGGTGTTGTGGCAGTGGTCCACGGCCATACGGTAATCGAGTTCTGACTGGTGGATTTTACAGATGACGCATTGATACCCTTGGATATCGAGCATCTTCATGAAGTCGTCGAGGGTGATGCCGTACTTCGCTAGTAGCTTGGAGTCTTCTACGTTCTTATGGATTTTGTTGATGGGTGCGAAGGCCGGACATTCGCGGGCCATCATATTCTTTTTAATGCTACGCCCCTGTTGGGCGTGGGTGTTGCCGCAGTGTTTACATCGACCGACCCAGTAGTTAGGTGCTCCGGCTTTAACGACCACGGCGTGATCGTTTTCATGCCAGAGTAAATCGATGCGGGGTTTACGTTGTCGAGTCTGATCTTTTTGATCCTGACTCTCGGACTGATTCTGGGTTGACTTCGAGGAGTCCGTCTGTTTTGTGGTCATAAATATAAATCTTTCTTTTGGCCTCATCGAGTTCTAACTCACAAAAGCGTAACAGTTCTTGCGCTTTTTTGTAAGCCTCAAGGGTCTCGGCAAGGGAAAGACCATCTTCCATTTGTCCGGCAATGGTCTCTAGTTCTAAAAGATTTTCTTCAAACGATTTTTTGTATGTCACTTGTGTCCTCTCGCGTATTCTAGCCATCTCATTTCGATGACCTTGGCATGACGTTCACGCTCGTGCCACTCTCGCCAGCTTTGCGCCGGTCCATTGGCCCATTGTTGCTGACAATCGTGGACGAATTCGTGAACAATTTTTGCATCGGTAATTGGTTTGCTGATGTGAACAACACCGTCTTTGTAGAACGTCTTTACATCTTCCACGATGTTGATCGTTGGAAAGCAGTTTACTGTTGCTAAAAACAACAGAATCTTTTCCATTACATGGCGGTGCTACATTTACCGAGTGGGTGATAAGACTGAGATTTTCTATCCGCTCCAATGTCAACACTGGCGATAGATGAACTGACAGAAAAAAGAAACAAGGCTACGGTCAGTATCTTCATCTTAGCCCCCTTCGATTAGATACTATACGGGCACCAACTTCGGAACATAACCCGTTTCACATAAGTGCAACGGTAGTCCATGCAGTAGGTTCCTACGTATCGGATGCCTTGGCTCGTACTGATCTGGTCGCAGTTAAGTAACTTACCCGCACTAGCGATGGTAGGCACAGACATAACCGCAGTAATGACGATAGATGCTAATAATTTTTTCATTTTAGTTTCCCCCGAATAAGTGATGAGCTAACCCCGCAAGTAATCCCGCGATGATCGGAATTATTGTAGAGTGAAGTGTACTTAATTTAGGTTTTTTGTCTTTCATATCTGACTCCGTTGGTTAATGGAAGCTACATGATATGCGAGATTATCTTAAAACGTCAAGTGAGGTTAAAGTTATGGCTGATACAAAAACACCGCACGATACTGATTACCCTGTATTTGCTTATATTGAATGGTTCGATGCTGTGGCAGAGGGCGAATGGGCCGAGGTCACTGAAGCGGAGGCTCATCCGTGCACTACCCTTGGATTTATAGTAGCAGAAAACGATAGAGCGATCTGTATCGCTAGTACGGTTTCTTGGAAAGACACCAACGCCAAGCTACACATACCCAAAGGGTGGATTGAAAAGATATGGCGGGTTCCCGCAGAGGATATCAAATCGTTTTCAAAGGATAACCCCGTAAACGAAATCAACGATTACGGGATTGGTCTTACCGATTAGTGTACTTCTTTACTTATGCCCATAAATTCGGACATACCCTCGATGGCTTCGGAGTTCTCGGAGGCTTGTGACAAGCATGACGCAAGCACTCCAAGAGCCTCTGAGTGGCTCGGTGTGCCGACAAACAACTGAGTTAGTAGTTGGGTTAGGGCACCCCCTATTGCGGCCTCTCTGGACACCCCACGTTCGTTTAAATCACGCAGTAGTTCTGCCGTTTCGGTGGCAGACTGAAAGAACTGTTTTTCCTCTTCCGTGAGGTCAAAATCATCTAGATCCTCTGCCATCGTGGTCTTTCTTAGGTTGCCAATTATCCACTTCAGCATACCACTTTCCAGACCGAGCTTCACAAACCTGTACGTTAATCCAGTCCCCGTCCTTTTGTTCTAGCCACCGGATCAAATCGGCTCGCTTAATACTGATGTTGCATTTAATCCAGTCAGGGGCCGTGTCCCGTGGTTTCTTGGCAATGAGCCCGTCGATGAATTCTTTTTCTGTCTTTGGCGCGGTATCCACGCTTGTTGGTGCATCCTTTAGATCAATCATATTTACCTCTTAAATAAAAAAAGCCCTCAGTCAGGGGATTGACCGAGGGCTTTCACTACACGGAGAACAAAATGAAAGGACATTCTGTTGTGGTTATTCTAGTCAAAGATTAAATCAAGTGCAACCTCTGACCGCGTTTCTATCCAAACTTTTGCACCACAGCTTAGTGGTTTGTCCGGAGAATAGACGACGGTACTAGGTCCTTTGATATCTACGGTGTTTACTTTTTCGTTGCCCTTGCTGTGTTTCACAGTCAACACGGGCTTCTGATCCGTAGGGTTAGCCTTGTTATGACGGATATGGTGCTGATTGACGTGTATCCGTTTAATCGTGCCTTCTTTAATTATCAAAGCGTTGGTCCTCGGGCCGTGGTTTGTAGTTCTCGACGAACTGCTCGAACATCACGCGAAGCTGACCGCTGATTGTTCTGCCTTCGGCCTTGGCAATATCTTTAATGCTGATGTAGATGTCTCGCGGTACAAGAACACTTTTCCATTTATTTGTGTCCATGTTTGTTTCCTTACGTCCATTTAAAGATACGATTATATGCGAGAATATAAGACAATACAAGAAAAAAAGCCCCGAACGAGTCGGGGCAAAATTACAACCATAGAGGAGTGAGTCTACTTTGCCTCTCCCCAACTAGGACCGATTTCGATATCGCACTTGTTGGGTACTTCCAAAGAGACTGCGCTTGTCATTATATCCGCAATGTGCTGTGCTTCGTCAAGGTTTTTGACGGACATGGCGATCTCATCATGGATCTGAGTCAACGGCACACGGCCTTCTTTATATAGATTAACCATCGCTTGTTTGGTCATATCTGCCGCAGATGCTTGGATCAATCGGTTCAAGGCTTTGTATGTGTAAGCGCGTTTGAGCCTCGTGGTGGCACCGTATTCTTGCACGGCCTGTTGGTATGGCAAGGCTTTGTTCATGGCGAAGGTGTCCGGCTCCCATAGGTCAAAGCGGCATTTACGCCCGAGTATTGACCGGATAGATCCGGCTGAAGCTCTGTCGTTTAGACGGTTCATCACACCAGTCATTAGTCCTTTCACGAACGGTACGCGCTTGTGATACTGACTGATGATTGCTTTGGCTTCGTCCATCGAGATATCCAACTGCTCAGATAGTTTTCCAACACCCATCCCGTACATCATGCCGAGATTGATCACCTTGGCTTGCTTTCTAGGAATGTTAGCCATCTCAGCTACAAGGGTATGAAAGTCTGTCGATGGATCGTTGTTGTACGCCTCGACAAAATCTGCCGCTCCTTCCAAAGGAATGTTACGAGACTCGCCATAAACGTGAGCGTAGTGGACCAAGATCCGTGGTTCTTGTTGCGAGAAATCTATAGCCGCCCACTGCTCCCCTTCTTCCGGTAGGAATAGCGACCGGATCATCGGTCCCAACTCGGGGTGACGTGCCGGAATCTGTTGTAGATTCGGGTTGTTCATGCTCAAGCGGCCTGATACAGTGCCACCATCATCCGACCTTATTTGATTGATATGACTATGTATTCGACCGTCAGCGTGAGTGTGCTTCATGATCGTGTTGAGGAACGTTCCGGTTGTCTTGTTCAGTTCCCTAGCCTCGACGATGAGTTGCGCGAGTGGGTGGGAGTTCTCTTGGAGGAAGAGCTTAGTGAAGCTCGGTGCGCCTTTTTCTGTCTTTGGATACTGGAGACCGACCTTGTCGAACGCCTTAGCGAGAGATTGCGCGGCCCAGATTTCAACGTTAGTACCGGACAGATCCTTAATCTTCTTAAGGACTTCCCGTTCCCGCTTGACAAGACGGTTCCTAGTTTTCTCAACCCCGTCCTGATCGACACGGACTCCACGCCAAGTCATCTCAACGAGACATGGAAGGAGATCCAACTCCAACTCAGCAATAGGCCAGAGGTCTTCTTTACCAAGTTGAATCGAGAAATAATTCCACAGGTCGAGAGCAAGTTCAGCATCTCCTTCGGCGTAAGGCCCGACATACATAGCGGGCATCTTCCACATCTCAGCCTTTGGATCGACGCCGAAACTCTTGGCGGCCTCGACTAACCCTTTTTCTGATTTGGTTTTACCTAACAGATCATAAGACAAAGCGTTCAGGGAATAACTGAAGCGGTTCTCATCTAAGAGAGAAGCGATCAACATGGTATCGATTAATCGACCTTTTAGATCAAAGCCCATACGCTTGATCCACCCGATGTCGTATTGAGCGTTGTGCATGATCTTGTCAGCCGGACACTCGAATACTTTCTTTAACCATTTGTTGACGACTTTCTCGTCGAGATTACCCCCACCAAGGTGGCGAACGGGGATGTATCCAGACCATCCATCTACGGCGACGGCATAGCCTACGACCTCCCCATCACCCGTTGCCCACCCCGGCCCGTTAGTCTTGATATTTGGATCTCTCGTTTCTACGTCGATTGCAATTTTTTTTGCGGTTGTAATATCTGGTAACTCTGTCGGTGGTATCCACTCTGATTTTGGAGCGAACATCGCCATTTGCAAATTCCCCGCCATAACGTACTCCTTTTATTTGAGATCTTTCGCTGAGAATTCCGCACCGAGGGCCGTGTACCCCGCTTTGTCGGCCCATGAGTCTTCGTGATTGATCGTGTTGAGTAGCCTTGCGGTCTTTACCCAATCCATCATTAAAGCGACGTGCGATGGTGTGATCCTTCCATGAGTATTTAATGCAGACTTTGCTATGACGTTCCACCCATCAGCTATTCTATCGTGATTTTCGTATGCGTCACCATAGTCCTTTGCACGGTCACCTTTGATAAGCTGGTTAGCTTTTACTAATAAATCAGTCCTGTTTATCATGTTGCTCCCACAGTTCTCTATCTTTTTCTTTTAGCATTTGTAAGCTATTCCACAACAGTTTCATTTCAACCATTGCATTCATAGCGTGTTTCTCTGCCGTGAAATAATCTTTTCGATTTACAGCATCCTCTACCGATTTAAATTGTTTCTTTGCTTCTAAATAAAACTGGCTGTAATCAACCTTGTAGTTCTTCTCCATCTGTTTCCTCTCGATGTTTTGGTAAATAAACTTCTACATAAGCCCCGCAGTTAGAGCACGTTAAATTGGTAACCATTAAAAAATTTTCATCCTCTTCGTCAAGGTCATGATCTGCACCCCAGATTAATTCGTGATTGCAATGCCAACAGTTCATAAGTTATAACTCCTCGCTAAGTCCTGTGGATCAACGATGTACAAGTTCTTTTTAGCCCTTGTGACACCAACGTAAAAAACCCTGTGTGTATCGTCAGGGTTAATTCTCATTTCCATTTCAGCCGCCGGACTCAGGTCCGTGAGCAGTACAACGTTGTCCGCTTCACCACCTTTTGATCCGTGGATCGTGGACGCTGTAATCCGAGGCACTCCCGTGAACTTCTCACCACGTCGCAACAATGCGGTGATGTACGCACGATCTGTCTCCGGCAGCTTGTCCATCGCCTCTGACCAAATCATGTCCTTGCTCGCCAATAACCCGTGGTTGTTGACTAGCTGATCAAACGTAACAAGATCGGTATCGTCGAGAGCGGGGAGCTTTTTAAACCCGCGTTGAATTCTTTTGTTGATTGACATGTAGCCGTATATCTTACGCGCAATGTCTCCAGAAATCTCTTTGGCCTTGCGTAACGTTTCCCAACCACGCACAGCGTCAGATATCTTTTCGTTAATGGACCGTGAGCCGCGGTAATTGAATAGGTATCCGCCAGACTTGAGATCCGTCGCAATGGCCTGTAGGTGATACCCAGCTTGCGATAGGATTAACCACTCACCTTCTGACATATCTAATGATTCAATACCGTTGATGCGAACAACCGCACCTTCTTCTTCACGCGGTAGATATGTCTTTGGGAATCGGCCAGAGATACGACTTGCCACGTTCTCCGCAAGACGGTGCACGGAACTCGGCACACGGTACGATTGTTGTAGTGTTTCAGACTGACTGTTTAGACTGATGAAGTGATCCACGTCCGCACCGCCCCATCTGTAAATGGCCTGATCATCATCGCCCGCAACGTACATCCGTTCCGAATGTTTTGACAAAATGTGTGCGATATCCCATTGAAGTGGTGACAAATCTTGTGCTTCATCTAGGAAGGTCAGTTTAAAACGTGGGCAACACTTGTCACTTTCGTCAATAAACATTTGGAGCATGTCAGTAAAGTCATAAAGCCCCATCGTTTCTTTGTAGCTTTTCAAGGCTCGATCTACATAATCGACTTCACCCCACGGCATGGATAAGTTGCTTCGGTTGTACTCTTGTCGCAAGGGTACTTTCTTCACACGAGCCAGATTGATTAGCGTGACAATCGGATTCTGTTTATTGGCTATGGTGTATATATCGTCATCAAGGTCCGTGTTCCGTGATCCGTTAAGTTCGATCCCAATGCGACGACCCAACTCTCGGTAGTGTTGATCACTCATCACGCTCTCCAAACTAATAGACGTTTGCGTGAGTGCAAGACTGTGTAGAGTTCGGAAATACAACAGGTCCGTCTTCGGGTTCAACCCAAAGCGAGCCGCCGCACGTTCTTTCGCTTCCGTTGCGGCTTTCTTCGTAAACGCGAGGAAGGCAATCTCCTTAGGGTCCATACCCTCGGAGAGTGCTTTGTCCACCATGTTTAGAAGGGTTGTTGTTTTACCCGTTCCTGGGGGTCCGAAGATCCTGAACATCGCGGTGCTTGTTTACAATTTGTCGTACACGCTCTTTGGTCAAGCCAAAGTGTTTACCAATTGCGGTAAGCGTTCGATGTTCTTGGGTGTGCATTTCGTAAATGCGTTTATCACGTTGTTCTGGATTCAAAACGGTGACTCCTTCTGTTTAAACTTAGGTATGCTGACCTGTATCTCTTGGTTCTGGAATCTAGGTATCTTCCAAACCCGCACTGATTTTCCTTTGATGTTCATGACTATGTTCTCGCCCTGAATATCTTTGATGTACTTACCAATCTTGTTGCGCTTGAACTCAAAAAACTTGTTCTTCTTTAGGTAATCTTCAAAGTCTTTCAACCTAAAGTAAGTAAGGTCGTGTTCATCGTCTGTCCAAGGGCGACGCAATAAGATTTCTTCTTTGTCTTGCGCTTGGTGCATGTTCGTACAAAACTCTTCCAAGTAATCGTAGAACTGTCCGACCGAGGTCACGTCCTGTGACACTTCGATAATCGCACCTTCGTTGTCTTTCATCTCTGCCAAAAGACCACTAATGCGCCCCTCCCAGTTTTGTTTCTTCATCGTGCGGGGCATGAAGTTGAGTTGCTCAAGGCAAGCTTTCTGGAAAGCACCTTGGCTCATCAACCCATCCGTGTCTAATTCCAACGGCTCCCCGTCTACATCTAAGAACCAAAGTGGTGGAGTTGCGTTGTACTTTCGTAAGTTAGCAATCGTTGCTCCCGCGGCGGCGGCTCCGATACCAAACTTACGTGTCCGACACAGGTCTTTATTGCAATAAGCATTAATAGGAGCATCACCACACTTATACGCATAGTCTTTCCTCGTAAGTTGTTTTGCTACTATATTGACCTCTCCCAATGGAAGAGGTGGTGCGAAGAAATCAGAGTTGTATTTTAATATTTCTGATTCCCACGAGTCAGGGTGAGCCTTGCGTAAGTACACACCCATGTTAAACAACCCATTGTTACGACCACCTTCAGATATTTTTTGTCTGCTCAGTATCTGTAAACACGGTGGTCCGTCGGCCAAGAGTTTTGTTTCTTTGGCCTCGCTGATCTGTTGTAGCTTTGTGATCTCTTCTGGGGTTTGTACAAACTTATCGTATAGTTCGTAGAACTCATCGAGCGTGGCTGACGTACCGTCGTCGAGGAACGCGTAACGTAATCCGTCCTCACGGTTGAAGTAAGGTAGGTTTAGAAAGTTACCAACATCTCCGCGATCTAAATGTAATCGAATTTGTTTCGGGAAAATCTCGCTTTCGCCATAACCCAAAGCCGCAGATATATTCTTAAGGGCTTTTTGCATGTCTTGAGCTGAGACCCATTCATTACTAAATAGAAAGCAGTGCGCCCCGCCAGACTTAGATCGGCAGACGACAAGAGGGATCTTGAGATCGCGTATTTTTTTAACGAGTGCCGCATGGTCGAGCGGGTACTGATCGATATCAATGCAACCCCACTTACAAGAATCCTGTTCGTTAATTGGGATAATGCCAAGACCATCTTTCCCCTCGATGTGGTCTTCAAATAATTTTAGCGTAGGTTCTTCGCGGATAACACCCGCTCTCCCCGCTTTTTTGCCATTGGCTTTTTCTTTTTCTATCTTGAAGAATCCGTATGCGGATTTCAGTCCTTCAAAGATAGTTGCAAATTTTTCAACTGACATAGAGTCTCCCACGTTGGTCGGGCGGGTTGCCCCGCCCTCCGATGATTAGAATGGTATTGAATCTCCATTGCTATCATCCGTCTCACCAACATGCTTGACTACAACGTCTCCGGCAAGGATGTCCTCAGAAAACTTTTTAGCCTGAGTGTAAAGAGCCGCGTCTTCGATCTGACCTTCAAGCGACATCTCCCAACCGTGCCAAGAACCCTTTGAGTTTTCTTCTTGGATTGTTTTCAAAAGATAGATGTGGCTGTACCGAGGTGGCGTGAATGCGCCATTGGCACCTTGCATCACACGAGAGGCCATCATCGAGTTCCACTTACGAGACTTCTTAAGCTGTGTTGACTTCATTGCAATCAACGCAGTTTCAGCAGTGCCGTCATCGTTTAATACGACTACGAAGTGCTGGTGTGTCTCCTCGATGTACTCACCATTAGTGCCGACTACATAATCCTTGTTGTCGTCAGGGGACCTTTCGGTCTTTGGTCTCTCATCTTGAGGTGTGTAGATAGCTGAAGGTGCGCCGGTCCCGCTACCACGTGGAGCCCACTGGATAAACCGACGCTGATAAGCACAAGGAATAACCCGTATACCTGTCTTACCCTTGTAGATTTTCCCAGTAACGGTATTGTAAATGTCACCCTTGCGAGCCTCCTCGTTTTCATCAAGTACTGGATCATTACCTGATAGTACCTTAATAAACGGTAGTGCAAGATCCTCTTGCCCGACGTTCTCCATTCCTTTGCCAGCATCAGCCTCAAAGATGGATGGATCGAAAACGGTCACGCCGTTCTGCTTTTGCTTTGCTACTTCGGTCTTAGCCATTACTTTTTACCTTTCTTGATGGTTGCACGTTGTCCTACCCAAGCTCCAAACAATTCCATTGGGAATTCATCACCAGCCTCAACCCGTTCCTTGATGAAAGCCCTGAGAGTCTGTGGGTGAACATCTGTTTTAGTCTGAGCATCGAAGCCCTGCTGCGAGGCGAACTCTGCAAAACGTTTTGCAACTTCATCCTCTCCCCTGCCGAATGAACAAGCGACGGTGTTCTTGATAATGTCATCATAGCCGTTATCACGAAGCCAATCGTAAGCGGCTGGACGATTATCGACTTTGATAGAAGCGCCATACGTTTGCTTCACCTCGACGGTCGAACCATCTTCAAGCTCCAGCTTATTCAAACCTAATTCTAGAAACATGCCCGGTAAATCTTCGTCAGTCAGTTTAAGTAAAGCTTTCTTTTCTGCTGACAACTTTTCTTCTAACTCTGCAATCAAGTTTTCTTTGTCTCTGATCTTAGTTGCAGTGTCTGCTACACTTTTGAGTCCATCTTGGCTCAGGCTCTCCACCGAACTTTTCGGTTTTGATTCCTGCTCCATTAACGCTGTCAAGTCCATAGTTCCTCCTTTCGTGTTTAAAGACCATGTCTGGCCTTGACAAATGCGTATATTAAACATTATCCTAGAAATGTCAACCACAAGAGGAATTATTTTGAAAGACTACAAATTTGAAACAGAACCCTTTGATCACCAGAGAGACGTGATCCGTGATTCGTGGGCCGCGCCTTATTATGCGCTGTTCATGGAAATGGGTACTGGTAAAACAAAAGTAGCGATTGATACTATCGGCATTCTATACGAAGCCAAGAAGATCAACGCCGTGTTAGTTATCGCACCCAAGGGAGTATTTGATAACTGGGTTAAGAAAGAGGTCCCCGTCCATCTTCCCAAAAGAATACCGCGAAAGATCGTGCGTTGGCAACCGAATATCACACAAAAGTTTCACGACGAGCTTGAACCGTTTGTGCTTGACCCATTTGACGGTATGAAGATATTCGTTATGAATGTCGAAGCATTCAGTACTCGTAAGGGTGTGCAGATCGCCAAAGTATTTTTATCCAAGAATCCCGACAACATGGTGATTGTTGACGAGAGTACGACAATTAAAAACAGACAAGCGCAACGGACCAAGAACATTATTGCGTTGCAGAATGTCAGCAAGTATCGCCGTATTTTGACTGGATCTCCGGTCACCAAAAGTCCGATGGATCTATTTAGTCAGTGCGAGTTTCTGTCACCTAAGTGTCTGGGATACAACAGTTACTACGCATTCCAAGGTCGATACGCGAACACACAACAACGGACAATGGGCCATCGTAGCTTTCAGCAGATTGTCGGTTATCGCAGATTAGATGAATTAAATCAAAGGCTTGACCGCTTTAGTAACCGCATACTAAAAGAAGACTGTTTAGATCTTCCGGATAAAGTCTACATTCGTCGAAACGTAAATCTGACCAAAGAGCAAACGAAGCTATACATGCAAATGAAAAAATTAGCATTGGCTAAACTCGATAACGGTGAGTTGGCTACGACCGCTAGTGTCTTGACTCAGATTATGCGGTTGCAACAAATATGTTGTGGTTTCTTACAGCCAGACGAAGGTGAGATTGAGCCTATCCCGAATCATCGATTACCGGAACTTATGGAGGTAATTGATGAGGTACAAGGCAAGGCGATCATCTGGGCCACGTACACGCATGATATCAAAAAGATCCGTGAGGCGTTGGCCGAGAAGTATGGTGAGGATTCCGTGGCTAATTACTACGGCGAGACTCCACAGGACGAACGTCAGGAGATTGTTGAGCGGTTTCAAGATAAAGATAGTCCATTACGATTCTTTGTCGGTCAACCACGGACCGGAGGCTACGGCATTACGTTGACTGCCGCTAACACGGTGATTTATTACAGCAACAGTTATGACTTGGAGATCCGTTTGCAGTCTGAGGACAGAGCGCATCGTATTGGCCAGACTAACAAGGTGACATACATTGATCTTGTGTCACCTCAGACAATCGACGAAAAGATTCTAGGTGCATTAAAAAACAAAATTGATATAGCGGGTCAGGTTCTAGGCGAAGATGCCCGTGATTGGTTACTTTAAGGAGGAGTTATGAGAGACAACAGCAACTGGACATTACGCTTTAACCGAACATCCCGAGACGCACTGGGCTACGACCTAAAGGCGTCTGACTTTAAGTCAGAGAACGAAGAATGGTTTTATGTCGCCGTGTGTATCTTTTTAGGCGGTGTACTAGGGGCGATTTTTTTCTAGGAATCGTTGAATACGTCTTACCATATCTTGGTCTGCTTCTGAAGGCACGGGGAAACGTAACTCGGTACGACCAGCAAAAGGACTTTTACCTTCTGCTATTCGTTCCATTGCGTGTCTTCGTGCTTTCATAACTACAGATTCTGATGGAGGCAACTGACGAGAAGATCTCATAACGGTGTCCTTTATCTCTTCTCTCGTTAGCGTCGGGACAATCGAAGGATAGTCTCCGATATCACTGTCGTATAAAGAGTATTCGGTTACCGCCTGACCACTAGGTGAAGTTAGCTCACCAAAGTATCCTTTACCTTTTAAGGAATCGCTTATAACGTTTCTAGTATCTCCACTGTATCGAATTCCGTAAGGGTTTAATTCGGCTACACCGCCTTGTGGTACTTCACCACCGTCGGCAAAACCTCGTGAGAAGAAACCTTGATACCCTTGGATAGCGTCTTCGTAAAGTTTACGATTTTCAGGACTCATGTACTGCATGGATTCAGGAAGATCTTGAAACTTTGAAACTCTTCCGGAAGCTACAGGGAAACTTACTTGAGCGGCATCCATAGATAATAAGTTCTGCGGATTACCTTGTGGCTTCATTAATACTTTAGGCTTTATTCCAGAAACATCCGCTAATACTTCGTCTTGAAGTTTTATTAAATATTTTGCATGAGCCGCGGGATCAGAAACAGTTTCATATCCCTTAGCGGCATCCTGACCAAATCCTTTTTTCTTAACTTTAGTATTAACGGCGGTAGTAATGTCACCAGATAAAGCTGGTAAATATGCCGCCACTCGATCTTTAGGAACGTCATACCGCAAAAGCTGATAGTCCGTTACACCTTCTCGACCAAATTTACCTGAAGACAAAAACCTAAAATTGTTTTCCAAAAGCTTTGGATCTAACGTTGCGGATACTAAAGACTCAGGCTTTAAGCTTGCGTTGTCCGTCAGCTTAACAATCCTAAACATGGGTACTGTTTCACCATAACCCATTTCACTTAGAGCTTTTTGCGATCTTTCTATTACGTCAGGCTTCTTAGCTAACTCTGTTATAAATTCTGTTCGATTAACTTTTTCGGGTGCAACAACCCATGAGGTTATTAATTCTGGGGTGGTTAAATCATTTAAAGAAGACTTAGATACGCTAGATCCTGTTTTTAAAATCGTGCCTAAACTAGGAATCAATGGAATCATTCCTGTGGCTGTAAGTAGCGCGTCGCCAACACGACCTTCAGATAAATAACCTAATGTTTCAATTCCTGCCTTTGGCGTTCCAACTGGGCTCATGTCTAAGGCTACGTTAGCCAAAAACGGTAGCTCTCTTTCAGCCATCTGTTGTTGTGTGCTATATCCAATAGATGGTTCTTCTTGAGAAAACTCTCCCGTTCCCACAAAATTTACTGGTACTTCACCGCCTTCTTCAAAGCCAAGAGAACCTATACCATACTGTTGAGAAAACCCTTCAGGGTTCTGCATGATGTTAAAAGCATTTTGCCGAGCCGCTTGAAGCCTTTGTGCTCTTGCGGTAGACGCCGCTTCAAACGCATCTAGGTCTGCTTGCGTAAAACTTAAGTCCGCGGGTTTTTTAGGTATCTCTTTTGTAAAATCACTGGTACGAGGACCTGCGTTATATGCCTCTAAGGCTTTATTGTACTCTTCAGCCTGCTGTTTATAAGCTTCAATCGCTTTGTTATAAGCGTCAGACTCTGCTTGATATTTGTCTGCTTGGGCTCTATCCGCGGAAGTTAAGGTCGTTGGCACAAGAACCTGATTCGGGTTATATAACCCGCTTGCGCCTGAACCAAAACTAAAACGTGGGACAGCCATTAACCTAACAAGCTTTCTATACCTTGAGCCTTAATCAACGAAGAGGTCACATCCTCTGGGAACATCGCTGCAAATCTAGACCGGTCCGCGGGCCGTGCTTGTTGTGCCGGTGGTGTTGAAACCACGGGCGCTTGCGCGACTACAGTTGGACTCAGTCTAGGTGCAGCGGCACTCCGCGTGGGAAGGGCGGGTGTTCTGTCGAGAGAAGCACTAAAGCCTTCAGGAACTAGCTTTTGCTGTTCCTCTAGCTGTTGATAGTCTTCTTCTTGTATCAAATTAAGTAGATACTGGGTCGCGTATGGGAGCCTTCGGCCCGCCTGCCTTGAAATACCGCTAAGAGCTGTTTCTAACAGTTTCATAGCGTTGTCAGCATCTTTCTTTGTCTTGATTTCGTTTAGCATCGGGCCCAATAGCTTAGGATCAGACATGATCTGTGTTAACGCTTTAGCTCGTGCTGTTTCAGGACCTCGCAATAGTAAATCTACTACAGCTTTTGATCCCATTTCTGCCGCAACAATACCGCCGCCTAATCCACCACCTTGAGTGCCTAGGCCAAATTTACGAAATAGGTTGTTTAAGTTTTCTTGAAATTTTTGACCGACCGTAGCACCTATAATTCTAAGAGTAAAAGCTTTACTCAAGCTAGGGTTCTTAAACAAAATCTCTTCGACATTACCTGTCAGAAAGGCTTGTTCGATGCCTTTCATTTGTTTGATATTTTCTTCGATAAGATTGTAATGCCTATTAGATAACATGCCATTGTCTCGCATGTAATCGGCAAAGCTAAACTTTTTAGTCGGGTCCATACCTTTTGGACGACCAAAAATAGCGTCTTGGAATCGGTTAACACTAAACCCCGTCCCACTACCACCGGACTGGTTAACTGCATAATCGAGCATAGCAGTACGTAGTCCAGATAAAGCCTGCTCTCTAGTGTGCTCATTACCGGTTAACGGATCTACAAACTTTTCTGGTTGCTTTTTGATTAGGTCCACATAATGATCTAATGCCTTTACCGGATCATCTGAATTCATTGCGTCCGCTATGATCTTGCTAGGTTTATTAGCGTGTTCTATAACGGCTTGAAAAGCTTGGGTTTCTGGGGCCTTAGCCAACAAAGTCCCGTTGTTTAAAGTTTGGGTTAGTAAATTTCTAGCACTTTCTACACTATCCAAGTCAGTTCTCAAGTTAGGAAACACTTTAAATATCTTGTTAGCGCCAGCACTTTTTCGATACTTGTCGAGAGCTTTTATATCAATATCAAGGATTTCTCTTTCCTGTCCAAGGGCGTCTTTGATTTTTCTTTTGACCACGATATTACTCAACGCGTCTCTAACTCCAAGATCAATGATATCTTGTGTAGTTAGATCGTCTGAATCTTTAACAGACCTTCTCAAAACGTCCGCATACTTATCGCCCGCTCTTTCTAACAAGAAGGACTCTGCTTCCAACATCTCGTTAATTCTACGGGAAGATGCGCTACCTAATGCTCCTCCTTTTCCCCGAAAAACTCTGTCTAAAAGTTCGCTAGGGTCTAAAACAAGACCACGTTCCTTAGAAACATCTTGAAGTTCTTGTAAAAATGACCGAGAGAAAACATCATTTCTAGCTATTGTATAAGCTCGTGCGGTGTTATACGCCACGTTTTGATCTTGCTTTGATCCAATCAAATCCTGTAAAACAGTGTTAGAGTATTTATTTAACTGATTTGCAAGAGACCTATTTCCAGCGCGTCTTTGTACATTAGCCTCGTCTGCTAAATAGCTTCTCAAATCCCATAGCCGACCGACAGTAACAGGATTTTCTCCTTGTTCCCCGTCTGCAAAGTATTTAGCCATAAGCTCGACATCATCTTTATACTTACCTAAAGCTGCCTTGAATTGGGATTCTGCGCCAATGGATCTAAACTTTAAACCACCGTCTCTTTGATCTATACTGAAAACTCTTAAGGAGTTTGGTAAACGTAGCTTACGACCATTCACCGAACGGAAATCAGTTATTTCAAAATCACGAACCTGATCCCAAAGATCTCCTTCTCTAAACTTACTGACGCTGATATTTTGTTGTAAAACTTCGTATAACTTTTCAGACAAGTCTACTGCACTTGACGCCGCATCAGGATCTCTTTTTAAAACTCGTTCAGCCGCTTTGTATAAGTCGTCTAAAGATCCTTCCAAATTATCTATGATGTTCTGTTCAAATAACTGTTGTTGAATACGGGCAGCAACGGCTAATGAATCAGGGCTTCCTTCTGCAACCAAGGCCATTAAAGCGTTTTTAGAGCCCGCCATCATATTTTCTCGACCCTTGGTAGTTGCTACGGCAAGCTCTTTACTGGTGTTTTCTAATTCATTAGATATGGCTCTCAATGTTTTAGAAAAAGGAAGATCTAAAGACTCAGCCAAGTCGGCAACTACTAAAGACTGTCCGGGTTGTTTTGGCCCAACAAACTCAGCTTCTCGCATGAGCGCATCCACCAAAGCTTGCATTTTTTCTTCGCCATCTTTGCCGTATTCTTGAGATCGCTCTAATGCGGCAAAAAGCCTTCTAGCGCCGTCTTTTTGTAGTTTAGTTCCGGCCATAGTTTCCGTCTGACCTTTTGAGCTATACCACCGTTTGACGGTATTTATAACGGCTTTTGCGGCTTCAGGGCCTTTGTCTATAAAAACACTTGGAACAACCGGAACAAGTCCAGCGCCTACTACTTCTCCAACAAATCGAGCTCCCTCTGAATAGGGAGCAAATTCTTGTGCTATATAAGCACCACCTGCACCACCAACCCCAGCGGCACCTTCTAAAGCTAAAAAACGAGGCTTTTTTTGTCTAGCCATCTGCAAAGAACTTTGTATCCCCTTTTCGGTAGCTCCTAAAATCCTAGTGGTTAATGGTCCTTTAGTTGGATCAATCAAATAACCTCTCGGATCAAATCTCGTAAAGCCTAGGTCTGTTCCTTGACGAATGTTTTTTCCAAAAGCGGGTCCACGGGTTGCCGCGGTCTCCGCTGCTTTCTTAGCACTTTCAAAAGCTTTTTCAGACAACCCTGCATTTTTTGCAGTTAGCTTAAGAGCATCGTCAGCCCTTGCCGCAAATTTACCACTGGCTACATTTCTGAAGTTGTCTAAAAACTCAATTGCTCCCGTAGCGGATTTAGACGCTGTTTTAGGTGCAAGCATCCATGGAGAAGCAAGCATGGAAACCCCAAAAGTTAGAGTTTCACCCATTCGTCTATTCGATTCCAAAGAAGGAATAACTGGATCTTGCTCCCCAATTACAGCCTTTTCTGCCTCTTCTGCTACAAGGGCCGATGCAATACTTCCACCTAAACCTCCAAGTAAATACACCAACCCTCTCGCCCCAATCCCAACAGGTCCAATAGGCGGGATTAAATTTGCTATTGGAGCAGCCAGCCGAACACCTTTTACAAAACCGTAACTGCCCGCCGCCGCTTCTGGGGCGGCCCGACCTATCGCTGACATGGTCGCACGTGTGCCAGCTCCTTCTCTTTCCCCTAAAGTTAAATTTTCGTCATATTTTCCATAATCTTCTACGTTAGAAAATAAACGAATAATTTGCTCACTATTTAATTTTCTTTTGTCAGGGTCTACTTGATCATCCCCAGAAAGAAAATCTATTAGTGGCGCAGTACCATCTCGCAAAGTTTGGTAACTGAAATCAGGTGCGTCTTGAACTATGTTCTGTTTAGCACGTTCAACCATGTATTCAGCGGTTCCATCTAAACCTTTTTCTCGCATTAAGGAATCAAATTCCTGCCTAGATACTCTTACAAGAGGTTCCATAATTAATCCGCCGAATTAGATTTTAAATTTGAAAGACGATCTCGTGCTTTATCTAAACTAAAACTTCCAGGACCTTCGGTAAGGGATAGACTGTCAAGATATGTCTGATAAGCTTTTTCAAGTCGTATAACGTCTGCCAGAGGATCTCTGATATCCTGAGCCATTTTTCGATATTTTTGTATCGTATCTGCCTTATATTCTCTTGCCGCCCTTGGATTGTATTTAGGATCTATCCTAGCTGAATTAGCAAATAATTGACTTAAGGATTTTCTTACAGCACTAAGGGTTGATAAAGCCGCCTCGTCCGTAGTAAACGCTCCGCCAGCTAAATCCTTTAAAGCTTTATCAATACGTTCAACTTGAGGCTTTAAAACTCTATCGTCATATCCAGAAAGTGTGGCTTGCTCAACCTGAATACGTAACTGTTCAAATACTTTGTCAACCATCAGGTTGTTACGCTGTTCGTAATTAAGCGGTCCAAGACCCAAAGGTTCTCTCACCTTTTCTTTTAGCCACCCTGAGATACGAGAACCAATAGACCTCAAACCCGTAGCATCTGTGAAGCTTAAGTTAGAGGTATCTGAAAAGTAGGTTGGTATTCGATCCCATTCGGGAGAATTAAAGTTTACCCCCGTTTCCGGCGTAAATAAATTTTGACTAAATTCAACGCTGTCAAAAACAGTTTGTTCCCCCTCCTCTAATGGGCGGATAACCGCGTCTTGAGCATATTCGATGGCGGGAACAGATAGACCCTGTTTCCTTCTAGCATCCATAGCCGCAAGAATAGCAGGGGCCAACTGAGGAACAGTTGGAGCATACTCTTTACCATTCCATTGATAGTCCGGTTCTCTAGCGTAATTTAGAATAGTCTGCTCAAACTTAGCCGTTTCATCACCTAGCTTGTCATTCGCATATTTATCTAAGCGATCTTTGTCCGTTATGTATTCAATTACACCCGAAGTCTTATCTAGCTTTTCTGCTAAACGAGCCTCTTCTTCTAGCCTCAACGTAGCCTTGTTGTACTCATCTTTAAGAACCATCTCGGCTGCGTTCAGATCTAGTTGCTCAGACTGAAGGTCTAACCCTCTTTCCTTAAACCCGTTCTCTACAGCAGTTTGAGCTTTGTTAATCTCACGATCAATATTACGCTGATCCTCCTCAAACGCCTGAAGATCTTCTTGCATAAGCTGTCTGAACTCACGCTCATCAAACGCCATGTTACGGTCATGAAGCATCTTAAGAGCATTTTGTGCAGCCTGCCAAGTCCTTTGATTTCTATTAGACTCTTCGGCAAGTTCACTCTGATACTTCTTGAGCTCTAAATTAAACTCCTGACCTTTTTCCATCCTGCTCAGTTCGTTCAGATTCAAAACGCCTATTTCTTCTAAACGATTTTCAAACTGGAGCTGGTTTTCGTTAATGCGTAGTTCGCTATTTAATTCAGCTAACCGCTGGTTCATCTCGCCCTGCAAACGAATACTTTCTTTACTCTGATCTCCCCTAAGAGCTTGCATAGCTCTTTGAAGCTCGTTACTTTCGTCTTGCAGTTTTTGCTGGAAACCTTGAGCGTCTAGACGCTCTTCACGATTAAACTTTAATTGATTCTCTTGCTTTGTAAGTTCTAAGGCGCGATCTAAAACACGTTCACCAGCTTTGAACTGTCTTTCTGCCTCACGGCCCATTTCTTGTTCTGCGGATTGCAGCGCAGCTAACTGTATCTGCTGACCCTGTCTCTTAATGTCCTGCTCACGCTGAAGCTGATCTTGCGCTCTTTGTCCTAACCTATCAAGAAAGCCTGTGCTCTGCACCGCATAAGCTAACTTTTCTGCGGGGCTCATGCTCACAGGGGGCTTACCCGCTATGGCTAAACCAATTTTAGCCACATCAAAATAGGTTTGAGCTTGATTTAGTTCTTTTTGTTTTTGAAGACCCGCGGATGGATCTCCAAAAATATCCGTATAATATTTTTTTCGTTCAGTATAAATGTCGTCAAGTGTTAAAGGTTTCGCGGCTTGAGGCGGACCTAACACGTCAACAGGCGGCGCAGCTAACGGGTTTCCTCCCACTTGCATTCCAACTACACCGCCATATCTAAAATTTACAGGAGCAGGGCCCTCCTCAGCGCCCATGTCAACCGTAGACATAATGCCTTGTGCCATGTCTCCTGAGACCGGTTGTCCCATCTGCTCTTGTGCTAGTCCGCCAATCCCTTGATCAACCTGTGCCATCATCATGACCGGCTGAACTAAAGTCAGAACCGACTCTGGTGTTTGCTGGGCATCTTCTGGCCCAACATACTGAGCTAACTCCTCACGGCGCTCTTCAACCGTTGCCGGAGCTTCTCTCATCGAGTTCATCACTTCTTCGTAACTCTCTGCATCGTCAACAGCTTGCGTTCCCTCTTGGGCCTGCATCAACATTTGTGCAAGAGCTTGTTGGTCGATTCCGGCAGCTTGAGCCATCGGAGGCATCGCTGCGTCCGGTGCCATTGGAGCAGCAGGCATTGGAGCCATCCCACCTTCCTGCATGTAGTTTACCTGACCGCCGTAGGCATAATCCTGTACGCTACCACCGTCTGGATCGCCCGGAGAAAACTCAGGCCGCCCTCTAATGTAATCCATAAACTGTTGTATGTAGCTTCGATCCATCTCTTCTTGCTCTCTTCGAGCTCGATCTAGGCCCTCTTGCATCATACGATCAGCTTCTTGCTGCCGATACATTTCTTCCAGAATCCGACGCTCTTCCTCGGTACGGGGTGTAGAAGCAAACTCTGGATCTCCAGGAGCAACCCCACCTTCCTGCATCGGTATCACCCCACGACCCATCAATATATCTTTCTGCGTCACTTGCCCATCACCGCTAAGATCTGGAAAAGCTGCGCCACCCTTGGCAAACATCTGCCGTGCCATTAATTCTCTATTCATTAAAATAACCCCGCTTTACTTGCTCCGGCTGCTGCCGAAAGACCTGCGATACCCAATCCGAGAATCTTCTCTCCAGTGGAAACTGATGGTGTAGTTGTTCCTGTCAAGGACATCTGACTAGAAGGAGCACCCTTGTAAATGTCAGACAAGAAACCAAGACGCTGATATGGCTCGTAAGATTGCTGAAGAGCTGTCTGACGCTGTGCCTCAAGCTCGGCCTGTTGCTGCTGTTGCATCTTCTGACCAATATCAAACAAGAATCCAGCCTCCTGTTGACCCAACGCCTGTTGCTGTTGACCAAGAGAAGCCTGTCTCAAGCCTAGCGTACCCAACGCCTCACCTTGTTGTAGCCCTAATTGACCGTAATCAATACCCAAGCCGCCAATACCTTGGGCAAACCTACCAGCTAATTCCTGACCAGTAAGACCAAGTTGACCCGCTTGTTGTGCGCCCTGAAGACCTAACTGACCCGTCTGTAACGTTCTAGCCTGCTGTGCTTCAAACGCCTGTTGAGCACGATTAGCCGCATCCTGAAAACCTCCCATCCTTAATTGGCCCGCGGTCCGTGCTTGCTGTTCCAAGATATTACGTGCAAGTTCCTGCTCTGCTACCGCCTGACGAGACCCGCCAAACGCACCAGAGCCCACGGCCTGCGCTCCAATGCCCTGCTGCTGTATTTGTCCTTGTCTGGCAATATCTGCTAAAGCTTGCTGTACGACAGCTTCTTCAAAAGGGCTTTGGTATAGGGCAATGTCCCTTGGATCAAATCGTCCGGTAGCTGTTGCAGCGCCAGCTAACGCACCCTCGATTCCTTGCTGTGCCGCCGCTATCTGGGGCTGTATCCCTGCGGCGGCTTGACGTATTCCAGTTGCCGCTTCTTGCTGAAATGGAGCGGCACCAGTCATAACGCCGCCTATGCCTGTTTGAGCATCACCTAGTGTAAATC